AACCTGTCGGATCGCCGCGAGAAGACAAACTTTGCTCCTGCCAAGTCTTATATTGATGCCATCTGCGCTATCCCTGTTCAGACATTCAACTATGTCGATCAGAACATGGAAGAAGACCCAGGACTTACTTTGGGTGTGGTTGCTCAGGATGTCCAAGCAGTCGCCCCAGAGTTGGTCATGGAGTCAAACTGGGCAAAAGAAGGAGAAGACCCCAAGATGCGCCTGAGCATCTACCAAACTGATCTACAGTATGCCCTGATGAAGTGCATCCAAGAGCAGCAGGTAATGATTAACGAGTTGAAGGCAGAAGTTGCCGCATTGAAAGCCAAATAAGGAGGAACTGAAATGGCTGTAACTTATCAATGGTCTGTAAGCAGCATGGACTGCGCCCCGTCAGAGGGTGGCAAATCCAATGTTGTCAAGGTGGTTCACTGGAACCTGTCTGGGGCAGATGGAGACTTTTCTGGCTCCGTCTATTCCACCTGTTCCTTGCCTGAGCCGAGTGGTTCTTTTGTGAGCTACGACAGCCTGACGCAAGACACTGTTCTGGGCTGGGTCTGGGCTAACGGAGTGGACAAGGCATCTGCCGAGGCTGCTGTTGCTGCTCAGATTGCAGACAAGAAGGATCCCAAGGTAGTCTCTCCTGCTCTGCCCTGGTAAGGAGGTTGTCATGGACGGAGAAAAAAACAAGTCCATCGTGACCATCGACGGGGTTGAGCACGATCTGGCTACCTGGGACGATAAGCAAAAGATTCTGTTGGAGCACGTTGCTGACCTGGATCGCAAGATCAACAGCACCAGATTCAACTTGGATCAGCTACAGGTGGGCCGAGACGCTTTCTTTACGATGTTGAAGGAAACGCTGAATGGCAACGCTGACGGAAGTCGAGTCGAGGATCGACAGTCACATTGACATATGTGCTGTGCGGTATGAGGGCCTGGAAAAACAGTTCCAGGGTGTAAACGCTCGCCTCAAGAGGGTAGAGACTATCCTGATTGGGGTGGCTGGCACGATCATCCTGTTGTTGCTCAAGATAGCGTTCAACTTATGATTGATCCCTTCACCGCTATGGCTGCGGTTTCGTCCGCAGTCTCAATGATTAAGAAGGCTTCGGCAATGGTGGACGATGTTCGTTCGCTAGGGCCGTTGCTTGGCAAATACTTTGATGCAAAGCACGTTGCTGTCAAGGCAGTGCGTGAGAGCAAAAAGGCCGGTGGATCAAACATGGCAAAAGCCATTGAGATTGAGCTGGCCTTGAAGCAGCAAGCTGACTTTGAAAAAGAGCTTCAGATGCTGTTTATGCAAACCGGGAACATCGACGTATGGGACTCCATCCAAAAGCGAGTTCTGGAGATGAACCGGGAGGATATGTACGCAGAGAAAGCTGCCCAGGAAGCCGCCAGGCGTAAAGCAAAAGAGTTTGAGGATGCGATGATCCTTATGCTCGTGGTGGGAGGTCTGATGCTGGCTATGGGAGGTCTTCTCTGGTTAGCTTGGCAGGCATCACTGCAATGAACAAACCATTGTCAATGTCATCACGCTCTGAGCGAGAGGCGTATGTCAAAACATGGGCTGCACTCACTATTTCAGTGTTTGCTTTGCTCCTGGCAATAAATGGTATGTACGGAAGTAGCACCTCCAGCAAGATTCTTGGCAAGACCATTGAAGCCAATAATCTCTGGGCGTGGTATCAGGCCAAAAACGTCAGGATGGTGATCTATGAGACGGCTGGCAACAAGGATCGCGCTCTTGCTCAGGCTAAAGATATGGAAGAAATCGCCCAAAAAGCCAAGAGTGCTGAAGTATTACGCGATGAGGCAAAGGCTCGCTCTGCACAATTCACCTATGCGGGAATGGCCCTGCAACTTAGCATTGTTCTTTCGTCGGCGGCGATTCTTGCGGCGATGATCCAGATGATATTCATCTCCGTTGGGGTTGGTGCTGTTGGTGTCTACTTCTTGATTATGGCGGTCTTATGATTGAAGCATTGTTAAGCGTTGGCGGGAAGCTCATTGATAAGCTGATCCCTGACCCAGAGGCGAAGGCCAAAGCTCAGATGGACCTAGCGAAGATGGCGCAGGACGGTGAGCTTGCCAAGATGGCGAACGACACCAAGCTCTTCGAGATCGAGCATACCGGCGTCACGGAACGCTGGCGCTCTGACATGGGCAGCGACTCATGGCTATCGAAGAACATCAGGCCGCTGGCGCTGATCGCCATCTTCGTGGCGTATTTCCTATTCACCGCGCTGTCAGCGTTTGGTTACTACGCGCAGGAGTCCTATGTCCAACTGCTAGGTCAATGGGGCCAGATCATCTTCCTCGCCTACTTTGGCGGCCGCACCGTTGAGAAGCTGGCCGATATGAAATACGGGAAAGACAAATGAAGCACAACTGGGAAGAAGCCCTCAAGCACATCCTCAAGTGGGAGGGTGGGTATGTCAACCATCCGTCTGATCCGGGCGGCAGAACCAACCTTGGAGTAACGCAACGTGTCTGGGAAGAGTGGACTGGCAAGCCTGCGACTGAAGCAGATATGCGTGGCCTCACTATTGAAATGGTTTCTCCTCTTTACAAGAAGCGTTATTGGGACGCTGTGCGTGGCGACGATCTTCCTTCTGGTGTGGATTTGTGCGTTTTTGATTGTGCCGTTAATGCTGGTGTTGGGCGCGCTTCTCGATTCTTGCAGCAGTCTGTTGGCGTGGTGGCAGACGGTGCAATTGGTCCCAAGACGCTGGAGGCGGTAATCAAGATGCCAGCCGATGAGCTGATCGAGAAGTTTTGCAATCTGCGCGAGGCTCACTACAAGAGCTTGAACACGTTTGCCACATTCGGCAAGGGCTGGATGCGTAGGCTTGATGGCATCGAGGCCGAGAGCAAGCACATGGCGTAAACAATGGCGACCAACCTTAACCAGCAGATTCAGACGCCTGCGCTACCCGATGTCGGGTCAGCGCCGACTGGTTATGACCGCGCCTATGTCGATCAGAGCAACGGCGCAATGCGCGTTTTCTTCATTCGCATAGCCAATGCTCTATCCTCGCTTTTCGGCCCGCGCGGTGGCAAGTACCTAAATTTACCATATGGAGCCTTTCAAGACGACACCGACCAGACCGATGGATCGACTGCGGTGGCGTACTACTTCAGATTGAATACAACGGATTACAGTAACGGCGTTAGCGTAGTCTCGCGCACCGCGAGCTTTACCGGATCGATTGCCACCACGACTCTGACGGTATCGGCGATCTCTGCCGGTACGATTTACCCATCGATGCAGATCAGCGGTACTGGCGTCACGGCCGGGACGAGGATCGTCGCGCAGCTTACGGGTACTGCTGGCGGGACCGGCACCTATACGGTGTCGGCATCGCAGACAGTCTCATCGACCACCATCACGGGCGATCTGCCCTCAAAGATTGTTGTCAGCCAGGATGGTCTATACAACGTCCAATTTAGCGCTCAATTCATAAATACAACGAACGATGTCCAGGATGTTGATATATGGTTCAGAAAAAATGGAACTGATGTAACAGCATCAAATAGCCAATTTGGCATCAAGGCGCGAAAGTCTACTGGCGTCGCAAGTCGATTGATTGCCGCGATGAACTTCTATCTCGAACTTGCAAAGGACGACTATTTTGAACTGATGTGGCGGGTAACTGATTCTGGCGTCAGCCTTGAGCACTTTGCTGCTGTCACGGCCAGCGGTACGACCCCCGCAATCCCTGCGACTCCGTCCATAATCCTGACTGTGACTTTCGTCTCCAACCGATCAGCGTGAAATCATGGCCTACATTCCACTGAAAATCCCGCCTGGCGTCTATCGTAACGGCACCGAGTATCAGTCTGCGGGCCGGTACTATGACGCTTCCCTGGTGCGCTGGTACGAAGGAACGATGCGCCCTGTCGGCGGGTGGCGTAAGCGCAGCAATTCGCAGATGACGGGATCGTGCCGGGGCTTCATTAACTGGCGCGACAACAGCGGCAACCGCTGGATCGCTGCCGGAACGCACTCCAAGCTCTACGCGATGAACGAGGCCGGGACGCTCAAGGAAATCACTCCGACGAGCTTCACGGCGGGAAGCGCAAACGCGACAAGTCAGGTCGGTTACGGCTATGGTCCTTATGGCTCATATGCCTACGGCGTGGCGCGCCCAGATACCGGCACATTCACGCCCGCAACGACCTGGAGCCTGGACACCTGGGGCGAGTATCTGGTCGGCTGCTCCAGCAGCGATGGCAAGCTCTACGAGTGGCAGCTAGGCTTTACCACACCCACGCTGGCCGCTGCGATCACAAACGCACCGACCAACAATGAGGCGTTGCTGGTCACGGCAGAGAGGTTCCTGTTCGCTCTCGGAGCGGGCGGCAATCCTCGCAAGGTGCAATGGTGCGATCAGGAGAACAATACCGTCTGGACGCCTCTTACGACGAATCAGGCCGGCGACTTTGAGCTGGCAACGGTCGGCGACATCAAGTGCGGCAAGCGTGTAAGAGGACTGGCTTTGATCTTTACGGACGTTGATGTTCACACTGCAACATATATCGGGCTGCCTTATGTGTATTCGTTTGAGAAGGTCGGCTCTGCCTGCGGCGTGATTTCGTCGCAATCCGTGGCGGCCATCGAGACGGCGGCGATCTGGATGTCGCGCTCCGGCTTCTGGATATATGACGGATATGTCAAGCCTCTGCCCTGCGATGTCGCTGATTTTGTGTTCCAGGACATCAATATGGCGCAGGCAAGCAAGATTTACGCTGTAAATAATTCAAAGTACGGCGAAATCTGGTGGTTCTACCCGTCATCGCAGGCTACCGAAAACGATTCTTATGTGGTGTACAACTACCGCGAAGGCCATTGGGCCATTGGCGATCTGGCTCGGACTGCGGGGACTGATCGCGGAGTGTTCACTAACCCGCTGATGGTTTCGACTGATGGGTACATCTACGAGCATGAGGTCGGCTACGCCTACGACTCGGCGACGCCTTTTGCTGAGTCTGGGCCGATTGAGTTGGGCAACGGCGATAACACCATGACGGTGCTGGAGCTGGTGCCGGACGAGCAGACTCTGGGCGAGGTGCAGGTTTCCTTCAAGGTCAGGAACTACCCGACGGATACCGAAACGACGTTCGGTCCGTACACCGCTTCGCAGCCTACGGATGTGCGCTTTTCTGGCCGCCAAGTGAAGGTCAGATACACCGGCGCGGTGCTGGACGATTGGCGTGTCGGCGTGCCCAGGATGGAGGCTGTGGCGGCCGGGAAACGCTGATGGATGCTGAGTTTGATCGGTGTTCTAAATGGCTGGAGGCAGCGTTAGAATACTCTGGAGGGACACACGGAATTGAAGATATAGCGGAGGGTGTGCGCGATGGCAGATTCCAATTCTGGCCCGCGCCGCGCGCCGCAGCGATTACCGAGATCATTGTCTACCCGCGACTGAAAGCTCTTAACTGGTTTTTGGCTGGCGGCGACCTCGATGAACTCAAGGCGATGCGACCTTATGTCGAGCTTTGGGCGAAACAGCAGGGTTGCAGCAGGTCAACTTTCGCAGGCCGCCGAGGCTGGGAAAGAACCTTTATCAAGGATGAAGGCTACGAACCTAAGTGGTTCGTGGTGAGCAAGGAGCTTTAGAAGTGGCAATCAATCTACCTTATTACGTCAGGCCCGGCGACATCTACAGCCAGATCATGGGCCAGCAGCAGGCTGCGCCGCGCACAGTGGCTGACTACTATCCCGGCTTTACTGGTGGATATGACCCTGGCCTGTATCAGCGTCTGAGGGACGAAGCTGCCGCGCGTGCCGCTGCACAAGGTGCTGCTGCACCTGGGCTACTTGATGGCGGTGGCGGCCCTGGCGAGGGTTCAATGGGAACATCTTTCGGCAACCCGGCAGACGCAATTGCTTTCGGGCAAGCATTGCAGGGGTATGGCAGATCGTTGGGTGGCATGGCCCCTGGTGGCCTGCTTGCGGGCCTGCTTGGTTCTGGCATTGTCAATGCCGGCGTCAATGCTCTGGGCGAGATGGAGGCGCAGGCAGCAGCAAATGCATCTACTCTTGAGTCTGGGCTGGCAGTTGCCGCTGACCAAGCAGCAGCCGCCGCTGAAGCTAACGCTGCCGCACAAGCAGCAGCAGATGCAGCCGCCGCTGCTGGTGGCGCCGCTGCTGGTGCAGCAGCAGGCGAAGGACTTGGTTATGGCGGTGGCGGCTATGGTGGTGAAGGAGATGGTTCCGGCGGTTTCTACGCCAAAGGCGGCAAGGTCACTATGCGCGGCCTGCTTATCGATGAGACGCTGCCCGGACCCGATGACGGTTATGCCGCGCTCCAGGCCGGCGAGTATGTGATTAAGAAATCGACCACGAAGAAGCTGGGCGATAAAAAGCTGCAAGCCTTGAACGATGGCCGCGCCAGCATCAAAATGCGGAAGGAGTAAAGATATGTCTAAAGGTGGTGGACAGCAGACCGTAACGCAGCAGATCGACCCTGCGGTCCGTGAGGCTTATTTAGCAAATCTTCAGCAAGCCCGAGGTGTCGCGGAGGCTCTGCCGGTGCGGCAATTTGCTGGCGTTACGCCTCTATACGAGGCCGGCGAGAGGCAGCTTACGAATCTAGGGCTGACTCCGTTCTCGCCCGAAGAGATCACAGCCTTTCAGAATCCTTACGAGCAGCAGGTGGTGCAGCAGACGCTGCGCGACATCGAGGAGCAGCGCCAGATGGGCCAGCTTGCAGAAGCGCAGCGCGCCACGGCGGCGCGTGCCTTTGGCGGGAGCCGGCAGGGCGTGGCGCAGGCGCTGACCAATGAGGCCGCGCTGCGCGAGGCCGGTCGCGCCAGTGCCGCGTTGCGTCAGCAAGGGTTTGGGCAGGCGGCGCAGTTGGCGCAGCAGGCAAGGCAGATTGGCCGCCAGGGTGCGATGGATGTTCTCGGTCTTGGTGGTGCCCGCCAGCAGATGACGCAGCAAGAGCTGGATGCGCTGCGAAATATAGGGCTGGAGCGTTTGGCGATCTCGCAGGGCGCATTGGCTGGAAACCTGCCTAACCTGGGCATGACGCAGACATCGCCGCTGTATCGTAATGTCGGGTCCAGCATATTGGGCGGTTCACTAATTGGATCGCAGATCGGCAAGGGCATCCAAAGCATAGGGCCAGGTTTGGGTGCTGGTATCGGTGGGCTGCTCGCACTGCTGTAAGGGGTAAACATGGCAACAGCATTCGATCTTGGCGGGCTTCTTGGTTCCGCTTTTGGCGGCGATGAGCTTGGCGATTTCCTGACGCCAGAGCAGCGCGCCGCAATCCAGCAGCGCGGGCTGCTCTCGGCTGCCGCTGCCCTGCTTCAAGCTGGCGGCCCGTCACGGACACCGACGAGCTTGGGGCAAGCCCTCGGCGCTGCCTTCGAGGCTGGACAGACCGGCACCGAAAAAGCACAGCAGTCAGCCCTCACGCAGTTGCTGACTCGGCAGAAGCTGGAGGAGGCGAGGCGCGGGCAGGAATTGCAGAAGCGAATCGGAGACATCCTAGCACCTGGTGCTATAGCTCCTGCCGCTGGTGGAGCGATTACGGCTGAAGAGGCGCTCGCTGCGCCTGGAATGGCCACTGGCCCGACCGCAGAGCGCGCTGCCCTGATAGGGCAACCGCGCCCGGCGGCGCCGGCCATGAGCGCAAACGAGATGCGCGCGCAGCAGTATCGGCGTGTAGCTGATGTGTATGCGGCCAGCGGCAGGGCTGAGGACGCGAAAAGGTTTATGGATATTGCTGAAAGCCTGATGCCTAAGCCGCAGGA